GGCCACACGACCATTGGGCTGGCGGTAGATGATTCTGGTGTTCATGATGTTTAGCAAAAAATCGCCAACGTTATGATCAACCGATTTTCCGGGTTTACTAACTGGCCCGGGACGTGGTGTCCGGTCATAATTTCTACCGATGTCGTGGCAGCATTAAGCGTATACGTATGAAGCGTCCATTGGCCAACCGAAACATGAGCGTTGGAACTAGATTGCAGCGCCGCCGCATAATTTGCATGCGGCATCGCAGCGCTAAAATTTGCTCGCCAGTGCCCCGCTGCCAAACTAGTAATAGAAGAAACGTTAGCAGAGTTACGAATGCCAAGCGTACCGCCATTAAAATTCACCCATGCGCGGCAAAAGAAAGCCGGGAGTACTCCTCCGGTAAAAAAGTTGCCGCTGTTGTCGATGCGGAGGCGTTCGGCTGGTGTGTCCCTAGTGCCGGCGCTAAAAACAATACTTCCGTCAGCACGGTTATATGTAATTCTTGCAGCGCCGCCTGAGCCGCTAGTCCATCCCCCGAATCGCAAAACGCTTAACGCTCCAGACGCAAACGCTTGAACTGCATCAGAGGAATTTCCAACGGAAAACTGACTAGCGTATGGCCCTGCGCCAAGGCCAACCCCCACGTTGCCGCCCGTATCAACTTGTATCGCTGTCAGCGCCTCCACATCTCCTGTGCCTGCGGAAGAGCGTCCGAGAATGGTTGCAGTGGGGATGTTTTGCAATTTCGCAAACGTGAATGAATCGTCTGGCACCACGGGCGCACTGCTGAACGTTTTAACGCCACTAATCGTCTGGTCACCCGTGGTGTAGACCCCGTTGGTGACAGTAGCCGCGTTGCCTGTTACGTTGCCCTGTACTCCGCCGCTGGCGACAATCTGACTGGTGAAGGTTTTGACACCGCCCACCGACTGGTCGTCCGTGGTGTTGACCGTGGGCAGTGTGATGTTGGCCGACCCGTTGAACGACACGCCGTTGATCGTGCGCGCCGTCTGCAGCACGGTGGCCGTGTCCGCGTTGCCGGTGATGCTGATGCCCCACGTACCCGACGCATCAGCGCCGGTGCGCGATGGCGCGTCGATCTCGGCGCGCACGGCTGCAGCCGTGGCGGCCTGGCGCATCACCGACAGCGGCCCGAGCCCGGCGGCCGTGAGGCGCTGCTCGACGATGCTGCCCGCGGCCCAGTTGCGCGCCGTGGTGCCCTCTTGCGCGCGCACGATCGTCATCGTGTCGCCGCCGGCTGTGCGGTGCGTCACGCGCACCACCTCAATGTTGTTGGCCGCGTCTTCGAGCGTAATCAGCGCGAAGTTGGGCGTGGTCACCGCCGGGAAGCGGTCGCCGTGGCCGGTGGCTACGGTCAGTGTGGTGGCGACATCGCTCAGCGCTGCGGCCAGCGACGAATGCGCGTTGTTGCGAAACAGCAGCACGAATGTCCTCGTTGGTTCAGGCGCCGGCCTTGACCTTGGCGACGAAGGCCTCGAAGTGCGTGCGCGCGCGCTGCGCCGAAGCCTGCTCGTCGTCCTTGCTCTCGGCGCGCCAGATCACGTAGTCGGCCAGCGCGGGCTCGTAGACGTCCGACAGCTCAGGCATCGCTTGCGTGAGCTCGTAGGTCAGCGGCTCGCGCGCGTAGCGCACTTCCAGGCTCTGGCTGGCCGGGGCCTGCGGGTAGATGAAGAAGCGCCGCGGGTCGCCCTCGACGGGCGCCCAGTGCCGCGCCGGGCCCGCGGTGTCGCTGCGCCAGCTTGGGCGGAACTGGTCGAGCGCGGACCTGTCCATCGGCGTGACCGCTTGGCCGCCGACCACGCCGATCACCTCGAGCAGGCGCTGCGCATCAGCCGCGGCCAGCGTCTGCATGACTTGGCCGGCCGTGGTTGCCATGTTGGCCACGTGCGAGAACAGGTCAGGGCGCAGTAGGGCGACCTCACGCACCGCCTCGTTGACGTAGCCGAGCAGTTCGGCGTCGCCCATGCGCAGCGCGACGCCGGCGTGTCCGGTGTCTTGCAGCACGCGCCGGGCCGTGGTGATGATGCTCTGGGGGGTCATGTGCGCCTCTCCTGTCTCAAGTCCACTGCACGCGCGGGCGCGAGCGCGCCCTCACGCCGCCCTGCGCGCTTCGGGTGTGGGTGACGTCGCCCATCTCGCCGAACGCCTTGCCGTAGGCCTCGGCCAAGTTGACGTTCGTCCACGGCTTGCCCGGGTAGAGCATCAGTCGCGCGCGCGCCCCCAGGCTGATCGCGTCGAAGAACCGCGTCGCGATGTCAGCGGGCAGCCCCGAGGCGATATCGCTGGGCTCGACGGCCAGGCGCGCCGTCACGCCGGTGGTTGCGGCCGCGACCGGACGCGGGTAGAGCCCCACGTTGCCCGGCATCGTCTCCCAGTAGTAGCGCACCACGCCGCTGTGCTGGCGCCAGTCGCCCGGGGCCGTGCCGTCAAGCGTCTCCGGCGTGACCGGGGCGATCAGCACGCCGTCGAACCACAGCGCTTCGACATCGACCAGCCGCTGGTTGGCATCGAAGGGCGTCACGTTGACGCTGCTGGTGAGCGCGGGCACGGCCACCGGGCCGAAGTCCACGCGCCAGGCGCGCGTACGCGTGAAAAACGACTGCGCGGCGCGGCGCAGTTCGTGCTCCATCAGCGGCATCGGGCACCCTGGCACATGCGGCGCCAGGTCGGGAAACCAGTCAGACCACGGGCGCACGCTCGTCTCCTATGAGGTCGCGGGGCTCGATCAGGGGTTGCGCCGCGGCCGGCCGCGCGGGCGCTTGGCGGGCTCGACTGCGGCCGCCTCTTCGGCGCGCTCGATCGGCGGCGCGCTCTCGTCGCCCTCGTCGAGCCAAGCGTCTGCCTCGTCAGTGGCCTCGGTCAGCCGAGCCGCCTCGTCGTAGTCGGCTTCGCGCGCCGGCGCAAACTGGTCGGTGCGCAGCAGCTCGCGCACCAGCGCCTCGTCGTCGATGAGGCATTCCAGTTGCCCGGTCTCGGCGTTGACCACGAAGGTGTAGGCGCGGCCGTCCGGGTACTCCAGCAGCACGGTGCCGTCTCGGCGGGCGGGGATGAGGGTTTGCAGTAGCATCGTAATCTCCAACAGGTCGGCGCACGCTCATGGCCCGGCACCAACAAAAATGGCGGGCACCGCGCCCGCCATCGTCTGCTCGTGCAGTCAAGACCCCAGGCGCGCGCCGGCTCTGGGCTCCGACTAGGCGTCAGCGTCCGGCTCAGGCCATGCGGTAGTACAACGTGAGGCCCATCACGCCGGCCGCGGCCGTGGCCGAGGCAGCAGTGACATGGATGCCCACCCGGCGATCGGTCTGGGTCGGCTGCACGTTGCGCAGCGCCGCGCTGGTCAGCAGGCCCGAGACACCGGCAGAGCGGCCCTCTTGCCGGCCGGTGAACCAGGCCGCGCCGCCGTGCTCGGCGCCAGTCTGTATCGCGGTCTCGTCGCCGTTGAGCACGCCAACGCTGAAGGCGAATGCCGGCGTAGCGTTGGTGTCCACGTCAGTGCTGTCGATCTCGAGAAACAGCGGCACCGCGCCCGCGGGCAAGATGCCGATGGCCCCGACGACGCCGGACGCAAGGTCGGCCGTGCCCAGACTGACCGCAAAGCGCTGGGCCACGACCGCGGAGTCGGTCGGCGTGGTGACCGTGGCGCGGCCGGTGAAGTGCTCGCGCGAGGCGGCGGCGGCGGTAGAGAAAGGCATGTCAGTTTCTCCTGGTTGCTCAAGCGGCTGATCAGCGCCCAGTGCTCGCCGCGGCGGTGTCGATGGCGAAGACGCCGAAGTCCTGGTTGGCGCCCTCGACGTTCCACGTCACCTTCTTGGTGCCCAGGATCGAAGAGGTCGCGATCACCACCTTGTCGCCGTTGTCGCGGGTCTCCTCGTGCCAGTCGAAGCGCATCCCGGTGCCCGGGCTGCCGAAGGCCACGACCGCGGCCTGTGCGCCAAGGAACAGCGCGCGCGCGGCCTCGATGTTGCCGCCGGCGCCGGCGTTGCCGAAGCGGATGACGTTGCGGTGGCTGTGCAGGATGACGCCGCGGTACATGCCCAGCGAGCCCCGGAACAACGGGCTCTTGCGGCCTTCGGCCCCGGCAGCCGCGCGCTGAATGTCCGTCCACTGGCCGGTGGACGTGTTGGCGCGCATGTCGTCTTCCTGGAAGACGTGCATCACGCAGACGAAGGTCTCTTCGTGGCCCTCCATCTTGCAGGGCTGCAGCACCGGCACGTTGGTCGCGCCCCCGCCCTGGCTGTCGGCGCGCGTCTTGGCGCGGTCGACCAGGCGCAGGTCGAAGCGGTCATTGGTCGTGATGTTGTTGAACGCCGTCGCGGTGCCGCCGAAGAGCGCATGGTTGGCCGTCGGCGCGGTCAGCGCGTTGTTCGCGCGGCCGCTGTAGCCCAGCGGCAGGATGAAGTTGGCGTTGATGCCGCGCGCGCCTGAGAGGTAGACGAACAGCAGCTCGTCGAGCAGCCGCGCCCACCACTGCGATTGCTGCGCACGCGCGCGCTGGCGCAGGTTATGCAGCGTGCGCTTCCTGGTCATGCGCCCGCCGGTGTTGACGCCGCAGCGAGCCTGATCGACGTAGACGCTGTCGGTGTAGAACCGCTGCGCCTCTTCGCGGCCTTCGAGGATGTCCTCGCCCTCGACCGGCGCCATGCGCAGCTCGGCCAGCAGGTCGTAGTGGATCTGCTCGCCGGCGTCGGTCTCGAGGTCGGTGAGGATTTGCACCGGCACTTCGGCTTGCGCCCCCGCGGCCATGAAGCGCGAGTTGAAGTAGCTCTTGTGCGAGGCGTCGAGCGCGAGCGCTCCGGCCCAGCGCTTGACGGCGCGATGGTCGTTGACTCCGATGATGGTACGTGCCATGAAGTGCTCCTGGGTGGTCTACAGACCTGGTCCATGAGCACTTCCTGCGCTCGTTATCGCCGCGCACGCCCGCGCGGCCGGGGTTCACATGTCCGCCGCGCTCCTATGCGGTGTGCGACGGACGAAAGCTTGCCATGCTTGGCGAAGGCTCAGTAGCCTGCTCGGCCTGCGCGCGAATCAGTTGGATGCTGGTGCTGCGGTCGGCGCTCACGCACAGGCGCGCCACGCGCCCGCTCTTGCTGAGCATGGCGATGCTGGCCGGGCCGCCCACGCGCACCGTCTCGCCCGGCCGCAGATCAAGCACCAGTCCCGCCATCAGAGCCCCGCGATGAAGCGCTCGCGCTGGTCAGGCGTCATGCGCGCGATGGCCATCTCGAAGTCCATGCCGTCGAGCGCCATGATGTCGGCGTACTGCTCGCCGGCGACGTCTACCGGGCCGCCCGCGCCGCCCGGCACGTTGGCCAGCGTGGCCTCGGACGCGGCGCGCACGGCTGCCGCGGCGTCGCGCTTGGCCGGCGGCTTGGTGGCGGGCTTGGCCTCGGCCTTGACTTCGGGCTTGGCCGGCGCGCCCGCTGCCGGCTTGGCCGGCTCTGGCGTCACGCCGCGGTCGAGCAGCACGCGCTTGTGCGCGGCCTCCAAGAACCAGCGCGCGCTCTTGTCGGCGTGGCGCGCCATGCCGGCCAACGCCTTGACCTCTTCGTCGAGCGCGGCCAGTGCGGCCTGGTCGGCGGCGTAGTCGATGCCGCCGCGCTCGGCGGGCAGCGCGCGCTGCTTGGCGACGAAGTGGCCGACCTCCTGCGCCCATGTGCGCTGCGCGTCCTGCGCGTTGAGGTCGCGCAGCGTCTCCACGCGCGCACGCTGCACCAGCAGTTCCTCGCGCTCGGCGCGCATCGCATCGAGCTGCGCGTCGCGCTCGTCGATGTCGATTTCGCCGGCCTTGTACTTCTCGCGCACGCTCTTGTCGCGCTCCTTGAGCTGCGCGAGCTTGTCGTCGTAGTCCGCCGGCAGGTCCGCGCGGTACTGGCGCGCGACCGGCTGCGCCCCGGGCTCGATGGTCGCGGCGGCCGGCTGCTGCACCGGCCGCTCTTGCGGCGCCTCGCCTTGGTCTGCTTGAGCCGACGCGGCGCCCATCTCGGCCGACTTTTCGTCAGCCGGCGCGGCCTTGGCGGCCCCTGCTGGCTCGGCCGCGTCATCGTCGTCTGGATCGTCGTCTTCCTCGCCGTCTTCCTCGCCGCCTTCCACCTCTTCGCCGTCATCCTCGAGGGGCGGCGCGCCGGCGGCGATCTTGGCCAGGTCCTCGAGCCGCTGCGGCGAGTCGTCGGTGTCGGCCAGCGCCTCACGCTCCTGCGGCGTCAGTGTGGCCACCAGCGCCTCGTCGAGGCTGAAGTCTTCGGTGTCGCTCTTGGGCATGGTGTTGCGCACTCCTTGCGCGGTTTTTGCGCGGCACTCGCGCGGTTGTGGTTCAGTCGGCCTTGGCCTTGGTCGCTTCGAGCCCAATGACCCGCGCCGCGCTCTGCAGCTTGCGCTGCGCGTAAGCCTGGGCGCGCGCCAGTCGCCGCGCGTCGGCCTTGATCTTCTCGGCCTCGATCAGCGTATTGCAGTCGCTCTCAGCATGCCAGTCCTGCATTTCTTGGGTTTGGGCGCGGGGCATGGATGGGCCTCGTTGGTTACGGTCAATGGCGCGCAGACTGCCATGCTTGGCGAAGTCGGCGCGGCCGCGTGGCGGTCGATCAGGAACGCGGCGGCTTCATTTGATCTTGCCCTTGACGCGCTCGAAGGTGCGCATGCCGCCCAAGCCCAGCATGCCGGTGAGCAGCACCAGCAGCGACTCGCCCTCGATCGGCGGCAGCGGCGGCACGTCGGCGCCGGCGACCGCCGCAATCCATGGCAGGATAGGCTGTAGCAGGAACTGGTAGACCAGACCGGCGACGCAGGCCCAACCCACCGCCGGGCGCCAGCCACCACGGAAAGCGTCGGTGCCGGCCTCGGCCTTGTTCACCTCGAGCTGGCCCAGCGCGAGGCGCATGTCGGCATCCAGCGCCGCAAGCTCACCGCGCTGCGCCAGCTCCATCGCGCGCAGCTTCGCGTCGGCCGCGACCGTCGGGTCAGGGATCACGCGATCGATGACGCCGAGCACGGCGGGGATGATGGCAGACCAGGGCATGGCTCTTACTCCTCTCCGATGACAAGGCGCGCGGCCTCGGCGTGCAGCGCGTCCCAGGTGTGGCGATGCGGCTTGCCGGGTCGCCATGTGCGGATGTAGCAGTCCCAGGCGCCCTGCACATCGCGCTCGGCCGGCAGCGGCTGGGCATCCGTCCACAGCAGCAGGCGCGCAAACGCCGCGGCGAGCACGTCGTCCTGCTCGACCGCGTGCCAGACCTCACGCGCGCTCGGCGCGACGCGGCGCTCGGTGCAGATCGCGGCCGCCCAGTGCGCGCTGGCGCGGTGCGAGAGCACGCCGGCGCAGCCGGTCGTCTCGAACTGCCAGAATCCGCGCGCGGGCCCCTTGCGGCCGCGGTCGCGCAGATCCACGATCTGCCAGCGGTCGGTAAAGCGCGACTCCTGGTAGCCGATGGCGAGCATCAAGATGCGCGCGCGCGGCGAGGTCATGCGCCGCGGCAGCAGGTCGAGCGCGGCGTCGATGGCCGCGAGCGGAGGTCGCGCGAGCCCCGCGTCGATCGGTACGGCATGCGCCTGAGCGTGCATCAGGAATTGGAATCGGAATTGTTTACTTTAGACAAGCGCACGATTTGACTCGCGCGCTGCCAGTTTCAAGATTCGCGTTTCATCCTGGGGCACCGGCGGGATTGCTCCTGCCTGATCTC